GGCCGATCATCCAGGCCGTGGTGAACCCGATCGTCGGCAGCTTCGGCGGCGGTGGAGGCGGCGCGCTCAGCACGCTGGGCAGCATCAACAGCCTGGCCAGCCTGGGCAGCGCCATCACCGGCAGCGTCACCGGCAGCATCGCCAACGTCATCGGCACAGCCGGCACCATGTTCGGCAGCAGCGCGCTGACGGCCTTCTCGGCCGGCATGAAAGGCGCCACCCTGGCCCCGGGCCTGATGGGCCCCACCACGGCAGGCGCGGGCGGCGCCATGGGCGCGGGCGCCTCGGTGGCCGCCGCGGTGCCCTACGTGGCTGCCGCCCTGGCCGTGGCCAACGCGCTGGGCGTCTTCCGCAGCCGCAGCATCGTCGGCGGTGGCCTCACCGGCACCCTGGGCATGGGCGACATCCAGAGCTATGACCTGCAGCGCCGCGGCGGCACGCTCTTCAGCGGCCCCGAATACAGCATGGTCAACCGCCAGACCAGCACCGAAAGCGCCGCCATCCAGAGCGCCTTCGAGGCCCTGCGCACCAACGCCGCCAGCATGGCCGAAGCCCTGGGCCTGAGCAGCACCGCCGTCAAGAGCTTCACCACGGTGCTGGGCACCGACATCACGCAAAACGACATCGGCACGCGCGGCATCAAGCTCGATGGCCTCACGCCCGAGCAGGCCGCCAAGAAGGTGGAAGAAGCGCTGGCCGCCGCGAACGAAGACCTGGCCGCCTTCGTGCTGGGCGCCAGCCGCACCGTCACGGAAACCCTCACCACGCGCATCGAAGACTGGGAGCAAACCGAATCGGGCAGCACGTTCAGGGGATTCATCGACCAGGTCAGCGAAGTCACCCGCACCATCGAGGCCACCGGCACCAGCTACGCCCGTGCCGGCGAAACCAACGTCCAGACACTCACGCGCCTGGCCGGCAGCCTGAGCACCATCAACCCCGCGCTCGAACTGCTGGGCCTGAACCTCTACGCCACCAGCCTGGCCGGCGCCGACCTGGCCAGCCAACTGGCCGACGCCTTCGGCGGCTTGGAGAACTTCACCCAGGCCAGCGCCGCCTACTACGCCGAGTTCTTTACCGAGGCCGAGCGCACCGCCAAGACCACCGCCCAGCTCACCGAAGCCCTGGGCGGCCTAGGCCTGGCCCTGCCCACCACGCGCGATGCTTACCGCCAACTGGTGGAGGCGCAAGACCTCACCACCGAAGCCGGGCGCAAGAATTTCGCCGTGCTGGTGCAGCTCAGCGGCACCTTCGCCGGCATCACCCCGGTGGTGGAAGACCTGGCCGACGCCAGCGACCAAGCCACCGAAGCCCTGCGCAGCGCCGCCGACATCCTGCGCGAGCGCCAGGGCCTGGAGCGGCAACTGCTGCAGCTGCAAGACGACACTGCGGCCCTGCGGGCGCTGGACCGCGCCGAGCTGGACGAATCCAACCGGGCGCTGTTCGACCGCATCACCGCCCTGCAAGACAGCCAGGCTGCCGAAGCCGCCGCCGCCGAAGCCACGCGCACGGCCGCCGCCGAAGCCGAAGAGGCCGCCCGCGCCGCCGCCGCTGAAACCCAGCGCATCGGCCAAGAGCGCCTGGGCCTGGAGCGCCAGCTTCTCCAACTGCAAGGCGACACCGCCGCCCTGCGGGCGCTGGACCGTGCTGCGCTGGACGAATCCAACCGGGCGCTGTTCGACCAGATCCAGGCCCTGCAGAACACCCAGGCCGCCGCCCAAGCCGCCGCCGAGTCCGAGCGCGCCCTGGCCGCCGAGCGCCAGCGCATCGCCCAAGAGCGCGCCGGCCTGGAGCGTCAACTGCTGCAGCTCCAGGGCGACACCAGCGCCCTGCGCGCCCTGGACCGCGCCGCGCTGGACGCCTCCAACCGCGCCCTGTACGACCAGATCACCGCCTTGCAAGACAGCAAGACCGCCGCCGAGGCCGCGGCCCAGGCCGAAGCCACGCTGGCCAGCGAGCGCGAGCGCGTGGCGCAAGAGCGCAGCGGCCTGAGCCGCCAACTCCTGCAGCTCCAGGGCAACACCACCGCCCTGCGCGCGCTTGACCGCGCTGCGCTGGACGAAAGCAACCGCGCCCTGTACGACCAGATCCAGGCCCTGCAAGACAGCCAGGCTGCCACCACCGCAGCCGCTGAATCCGAGCGCGCCCTGGCCGCTGAGCGCGAGCGCATCGCGCAAGAGCGCGCTGGCCTGGAGCGCCAGCTCCTGCAACTGCAGGGAGATACCGTCGCCATTCGCGCACTGGAGCGCGCTGCGCTGGCCGCCAGCAACCGTGCCCTGTACGACAAGATCCAGGCCCTGCAAGACAGCCAGGCCGCCGCCGCCGCCGCCGCTGAATCCGAGCGCGCCCTGGCCGCTGGGCGCGAGCGCATCGCGCAAGAGCGCGCTGGCCTGGAGCGCCAGCTTTTGCAACTGCAGGGCGATACTGTCGCCATCCGCGCCCTGGAGCGCGCTGCGCTGGACGAATCCAACCGCGCCTTGTACGACCAGATCACGGCGCTGCAGGACAGCCAGGCCGCCGCTGTCGAGGCAGCCCGTGCACAGCAGCAATATGCCGACGCCATGGCCAGTGCCGGGAAAACGGCCGCAGATGAGATCGAGCGCCTGCGGGGGGTCACATCAGGCGCATCGTCCAATCCCGCCCAACTGGCGGCAATGTTTTCCATCAGCACGGCGCAAGCCCGGAGTGGCAGCGCGGACGCGCTGAGCAAGCTCCCACAACTCAGCGCCGCGCTCGAGGCAGCCACCACGCTGAGTGCCAGAAACGCTGCTGAAGTCACGCGCATGCGCGCCTGGCTGGCCAGCAGCTTAACCGAGACGCTGCAAACCCTCGGCCTTCCAGTGCCTGCACTAGCCACTGGCACAAATATGGTGCCGCAGAACATGCTGGCCATGTTGCATAAAGGCGAAGCCGTGGTGCCTGCGGCATACAACCCGGCCAACGGCAGTGCAATGCAGGATAAGTCGCTGATTTCTGAGGTGCGTGCCCTGCGCGCCGAGCTTGCCGATTTGCGCGCCGAAGCCCGCTCCACCGCCGTGGCCACCAACAAGACCGCGCGCATCCTGGACCGCGTCACACCTGATGGCACCAGTCTGCAAACGGTGGCCGCCACATGAAGCTCATCGCCCCCACGCCCTTCGTTGCCGCCACGCACCTGGTGAGCAGCAACGCCACTGAGGCGTACAGCGCCTGGGCCGTGGGCACCACCTACGCCAAAGACGCCTTTGTCGACTACGGCACGCACATCTATCAGAGCCTGGTCAACAGCAACACCGGCAACCAGCCCGACACCAGCCTCACGTTCTGGGTGCTCATCGGGCCGGACAACACGCACGCGATGTTCGATGACCAAGTGAGCACGGTCACCACAGCCACCTCACCGCTGACGGTGGTGCTGGCCACCGGCCTGGCCAACGCCATGGCCCTGTTCGGCCTGGTGGGCACGCAGGCCACCATCACTGTGACAGACGGCGCGGCCGGGCCCACCGTCTACAGCCGCACCGTCAACCTGGACGGTACGTTCATCTTCGACTGGTACCAATACTTCTTTGAGCCCTACATGCAGGTGGAGGAAGTGGTGCTCACAGATCTGCCACCCTACGCCAGTGCCCGCTTGACCGTCAGCGTGTCGGGCTCAGGCACCGTGGCAATCGGGCAACTGGTCTTCGGCAATCAGTACGACCTAGGCGACGCCGAATACGGCGCCAGCCTCGGCATCGTGGACTACAGCCGGAAGGAAACCGACGAGTTTGGCACTACTACCTTTGTCGAGCGCGCCTTCAGCAAGCGCATGAACCTGCGCCTGATGCTGGACACCGTGCAAGTGGCCCGCGTGCAGCAGGTGCTGGCCCGCGTGCGCGCTCGGCCCAGCGTATGGGTTGGCGTGCCCACCGATCAACTCTTCCGCCCGCTCACCGTCTACGGCTTCTTCCGCGATTTCAACATCGACATCGCATACCAGCTCAAGAGCTACTGCAGCTTGGAGATAGAAGGCCTCACCTAACGCACAGCCATCAAGCCCCACAGTCATGCCAACAACACCCAACACCGTCGCCAGCCTGCCAACGGCACCCAGCCGCGCAGATCCTGCCAATTTCGCAATCCGCGCAGACGCGTTTCTGGGCGCCTTGGCCGCCTTTGGTGCACAGATAAATGACGCCGGTGCGGCGACTTACCTCAACGCAGTAGAGGCCAACAGCTCGGCGCTCGACGCCATCGCCACCGCCACCGCCATCACGTCGACGTCCACCACCAGCCTGACCATCGGCACAGGCAGCAAGAGCCTGACGGTGGAGTCGGGCCGGGCCTATGTGAGCGGCATGCCCGTGCGCATTGGCCAAACCGGCGCCAACGTCAACGTGAACTTCATGGACGGCACGGTGACAACCTACAACGCGTCCACTGGCGCGCTGGTGGTGAACGTCACCGCCACTGGGGGGAGCGGCACGCTCAGCACCTGGTCCATCAGGGTCACCGGAATGGCCTCCGTGCTGTCCGACCTCTTTGTGCCGCAGGCGCTGTTTGCACGGTCTGTGCGAGAGACGATGACCTCCCCCGCCATCAGCGCGGGCACCTTGACGCTGGACTGCTCCGCTGGCTCGGTGTTCAACGTCACGCTTAACGCCAACGTCACCACGCTGTCGATCACCAACCCACCAGTGGCTGGCTACAGCTACACCATGCTGCTGCAACTCACCGCGGATGGCACCTCCAGAACGGTGACCTGGCCGGCCTCCGTCAAGTGGCCAGCAGGGGTCTCGCCACTGCTGACCAGCACCAACGGCAAGGCCGACATCTTCACGCTGACTACCTACAACGCCGGCACCACCTGGTACGCGGCCACCGTTGGGCAGAACTACTGATGAGCAACAAGACAGCTGTCAGTTCTTCAGTGCAGGTCCTATTCCCGGAGGATGTATTTTCCTCATGGGTATACAGCGGCACGTCTGCGTCGCGATCAATTCAAAACGGTGTCAACCTAGAGGTGTCTGGCGGCCTGGTTTGGACAAAACGCAGAACAGGCTCACAGCACGTTTTAGTCGATACCGTCAGAGGTGCGAATCAGAACATATCCACCAGCGAAGATTTTGGGTTCTGGTCGCCGACTTACAGCAGCACGGTCACCGCATTCGGGCAGAACGGCTACACGCTTGGAAGCGACGATTCGAATCTGTTGTTCAACCTGGTCAGCGAGTCTTACGCGTCTTGGACATTTCGGCGCGCGCTCAAGTTTTTCGACATTGTCACGTACACAGGCAACGGCAGCGCGCGCACCATACCGCACCAGCTAGGCGTTGCGCCAGGCTTTGTGCTGGTCAAAAGAACGTCGTCGCCTTTTGACAATTTCTACGCTTTCCACCGAAGCGCTGGTGCGGGCAACTTCTTTGACATCAACGGACGGCAGGCCGCACAGGCGTCATCCTCCATCTGGAACAACACAGCGCCAACAGCGGAGGTGTTTTCGGTTGGGGCAAACAATGAAAGCAACGCGTCTGGCGCCACCTATGTGGCCTACCTGTTCGCCCATGATGCAACGGCAGAAGGCGTAATTCAGTGTGGCAGCTACACAGGCAACGGCAGCTCGAGCGGGCCAGCGGTAACCTTGGGCTGGGAGCCGCAGTTTCTGCTGGTCAAGCCCAACGGCGGCGGCGCTGGAGGTTACGCCTGCACGATTACCGACGTTCTGCGTGGCATGAGCCACACGAATACAAGATTTTCTGCGGCAGACAGCTATCAAACTGAAGTCAGCACATCCCAACAAATAGCGGCAAGGCCAACCGGTTTTGGAGTCATTGGCACGCACATCAACTACAACCAGTCTGGCGTGGTATATCACTACGTCGCAATCAGGCGTCCAAGAAAACCACCGCTGTCAGGACTTTCCGTTTTTGCCCATGAGCTGCACACATCGCCTGGAATTGCGTCCAGTTCAGTCGTCAATCTCGGGATAACCGTAGACGCATACTTTTCAGCAGTCAGAAATGCTGTTGTCAATAAGTTTTACCTGATTGACAGGCTAAGGGGTGGCCAGACAAGTGCAAGCGGGTTGACCTCTAACGCTGCAGCAGGTGAATTGCAGTCTTTGACGCAGACAATCGCTTTTGACAAGCTCGATGGCGTCGTTGTCACCGATACGGTTGGAAACATAAACGGCACCACAGGCCAAAACGTGCTGGCCTATGGTTTGCGGCGCGCCCCAAGATTTTTTGATGTTGTCTGCTACACCGGCACCGGCGCCGCCAAAACCGAGGCGCACACGCTCGGCGCGGTGCCCGAGCTGATGATCGTGAAATGCCGCAGCACGGTTTACGACGGCGCGGTGTACGCCTCGGGCCTTGCGGCCACGCAGCGCCTTGCGTTGTTTGCCACCAGCAGCGGCGCGGCGGTGGCCACCGACGCCACAGCATGGGCCAGCACGGCGCCAACCTCCACCGTGTTTTCGGTGGGCACCAGCAGCTCGACCAACAACAACGGCGACACCTTCGTCGCCTATCTGTTTGCCACGCTGGCCGGCGTGTCCAAGGTTGGCCTGTATACCGGCAACGGAGCGTCGCAAACCATCAACTGCGGCTTCTCGGCCGGGGCCCGCTTCGTGCTCATCAAGCGCACAAACGCCACGGGCGACTGGTATGTCTGGGACACCGCTCGCGGCATCGTTGCGGGTGCTGATCCACGCCTGAGCATGAACTCCTCAGCAGCCGAGGTCTCGTCCGACGACAGTGTGGACGCATCCAGCGTCGGCTTCATTGTCAACCAGCTCGCCGCCACCAACATCAACGTCAGTGGGGCCACCTACTTGTACCTGGCCATTGCTTGAGGACCCAGACCATGTGGATCAACACCGTCACAAACCAATACCCGCTTTTCGAGGCAGACATCCGCGCACATCTGCCCAACACCTCATTTGGCCAGCCATTCACCCCCCCTGAGCCGTATGAGTGGGTCGCGCCCACGCCCATGCCTGACTTTGACACCATCGGTGAGAGGGCGCGAGAACTTCCCCCCGCGATCGTGGCAGGCACTTGGCGGCAGCGCTGGGAGGTGGTGGCGCTCTCAGCCGAGCAAGCGGCAGCAAACCAACAAGCGCAAACCCAACGAGTCAAGGTCGACATCGTCGCTGCCACCCAGGCCCGCCTGGACACCTTCGCCCGCGAGCGCAACTACGACGACATCAAGAGCGCCAGCGACTACGCCGGCTGCTCGGTGCCCAAGTTCTCGCAGGAGGGCACCTACTGCCGCGACGCTCGGGCCGAGACCTGGGCCAAGCTGTACGACATGCTGGCCGAGGTGCAGGCCGGAACTCGCCCCATGCCAACGGGCTTTGCCGACATCGAGCCTGAGCTGCCGCCCCTCGTCTGGCCCACCCCGGCATGAAACACCCCCGCCTCCTGGCCGCAGCCCTCACTCTCAGCGCCGCCGGCCTGGTGGCGCTGACGCAGGACGAGGGCTATACCGACCAGGCCGTCCGCCCCCTGCCCACTGACCGCCCCACCTACGGCTTCGGCAGCACCTGGCGGCCTGACGGCTCGCCCGTGCAGATCGGCGACACCATCCGCCCACCCCAGGCCCTGGCCCTCACCCTGCGCGAAGTGCGCAAAGGCGAAACCGCGCTGCACCGCTGCGTCACCGCGCCGCTGACGCAAGGCGAATTCGACAGCCTGGTCAGCCTGGCCTACAACGTAGGCGCCGATGCCGTGTGCCGCAGCACCATGGTGCGCCTGCACAACGCCGGCCAGCACGCCCAGGCCTGCGCCGAGTTCGACCGCTGGGTCTACTTCCAGGGGCGCGACTGCCGCGACCCCGCCCACCGCTGCGGCGGCCTGCCCAAGCGCCGCGCCACTGAGCGCGCCATGTGCGAAGGCCGCCCGTGACCCGCGCCCTGCTGGCTTGCATCCTGGTGTCGCTGGCCCTGGCCGGCGTGCAAACCTGGCGCCTGCAGCGCGCGCAGCTCACCGCCGACGATCTGCGCACAGAGATCCAGGCCCAGCGCCGCCTGGCCGCCGAAGACCGCGCCCAGGCCGTGGCCGCCAGCGCCAGCGCCGCCGCCGCCTATCGCAGCATCGAGCAAGCATGGATCAACAAGCACCAGGAGATTGCCCGTGACGCCGAAACCCAAGCCCGCGCCCTGGACGCTGCCCGCGCTACTGGCCGCATTGCTGGTGACGGCCTGCGCCACCGCGCCCAGCAGCTCGCCGCCACTGCCGCCTGCCCCGCCCCCACCCCCGCAGATCCCGCCCCTACCCCCAGCAGCCCACCAATCCCCAGCCCCGCCGCTATGCTCGCCGACGTGCTCGGACGGCTGGAAGCGGCTGGTCGAGAGCTTGCTGCGGTAGCGGATGCAAGGGGTACTGCCGGGGCGGCTTGTCAGCGGGCGTATCAGTGGCTCACTCAATGAGCCCCGACTGTGGGGAATTCTGCCCAACTACCCCCTTCAAACGCCTGTTTTGCGCCCATTTCCCCAGGGCGCGTACCTCGTAGCGCGGGTGTCGCATAGGATTCGAAATCCGGCGTACTGGTTCTCCAGTACCGAGGGTTCGAATCCCTCCCTTTCCGCCAGACTGTGGGGAAATCCTCCCAAGTCAGGCCCGCTTGCGGCCAATTTGGCCCACAGCGGCCGCCAGGGTGTCGGCATACAGGTGCGCGTAGCGCTGGGTGCTGACCGGGCTTTTGTGGCCCAGCACCTGGCCCACGGT